TATCATAATTTATGTTGTCCTTTCCGCATCCATGATGCTATTCTTACATTTTTAATCCAATCATCAAAGCTAGGTATAAAACCTAAATCTTCGATAATATGTTTTTCTACTATTAGTCTTACTGGTATTTGTTTACCATCACTGTTAGTGATTGTATGACCAAACTCTTTTTCGGCAGCAAAACATCCTTCTGCATGATGCCTCAAAGCTCTGTGTGCAAAATGAGAAGTAAGTTTTTTACTCTCATCCATCCAATCGTGTATGGGTTGGTAGTCGTTTATACTACCACCCCATTTTTTAACACTTGATTGGCTATGATAAAAACAATTAGCCATTATACATTCCTTCCCAATAGTCAGAGTTCATCATCTCTGCTACTTGTTTTTCTCTTTTTCTCGAAACATTGTAAATAGCTCCTCTGGTGATTGGGTGTGTTGCCCAGTCAGTCGCTGTTTGATAAACCGCAAAAAGAGTATTGCCATATTTAGCAACATACTTACCCCATAAAGAGTCCAAATCACGCATGACAATGATACTGTTGTTATCGATATCGAGATTTGTTTTACGATTGTTAGCCAATGTTTTTCTGAATAGTTCTGTAACATCGTTTTGCCTCACTTTCTTTTGCATCATTTTAAACATTTCGTTGCCCATTTCTTTATGGCTTTCTAAACCATCACGAAATTCAGCAACACTGTAAGTTATATCCTGTTTGGAACTATGTTTATTATAAACAGTAAAAGTCCAATCTGGTCTAACCATACCATTTAAACACCACATATAAATAGATGAAAACATAATCTGCTGTCCCCATTGACCATCAAGTGATGAATAAATTCTAACTTGTGGAATAATACATTCGTTAGCACGTTCATGAGAATCTAAATAGATTTGTTTATTCCAAAAGTTTATATTACGTCTAAACTTTTTACCATCTGCATAAACATGATCTTCTGTAGTTATTTGCCATTTATTTATATCTGGTATTGCATCAAGTATTACATCATTAACTTTTTCTGCTAAATCAGAATAAGGTCTGACAATATAATCGTCAGAATGTATACCTAATAGTTTACCATTATCTTTTCTTACAAGAGCATATCTATTTACTGGTTTATTAAAATCTTCAGTACCTGCGTTAACTTCATCATTATAATAAAGTTGTTTTTTCTGTACTTCAAAATACGCACTTGGATCTATTGTGAGTAGATCATCTTGTTGTATTTGTGTATTTGTTTGCATAAGACCTCTTTCTTTCTTTTCGGTTAATCAATCCCCCTCATTCGAGGGGGATATAAGTAGGACTTTAGCTGTAATTAAAGTCTAGAGCCTAATTACAACAGGTTCTAACTTACCTATTTGTGTACAACAAATTTTATTTATTAAGTTTACGTTTTGTTGGTTTAACTTCTGGATAAACAATTGGCGATCTAAATTGATTAAGCCATTTATCATGTTCTTTCCAACTAAACTTTTTCGGTTTCTGTTTTTTTTCTTTTGTCATAAAACCAATCTTTAACCTTTCCTATTTTAAAATTATGTTTTCTTGATTTTTGTTTAGATGCAAATTCGGTAGCATCTTTTTCAGTAATAAAACATTGATTAGTAAATAAAGACCAATTGTCTGTTTTTTTTAAAGACCACAAAATACAATACATTATGCATCCCTTGATATACTAAACTTATTGGTATCATTAATCATACCAGCAACAAAAACTAACATATGCCATACATAAATATCATAAGTTAAAGCTCTTGTTTTACAGAAATAAAATGAAGGATCTTGATTTTCATATTCTAATTCTGTTGGTATGTTCTTTTCTAATAAAAAAGTTTCACAACCTGGATTACCATTAAAGATTATATGTTCATCAGTAATTTCAATATCAACTAAATTTGTATCTGCAATACCGTCAATATAATCAGCTTCATGTTTAATTTGTTTCCATTGATCGTCAGTAAAATTAATATATTGATGCCAATAATTAGTATATCCCATGTTTACTCCTTTGCTTTTGCTTGGTTTAATTTATATTCATACCTAGATTCTTCAGCAGCTTCAATTTCAAATGGTATTTCTTCTGTAGTAACACCAATATCTTTTAAGCCTTTTTCAAATTCTTCAGTATTTATTTTACATTCTGCATAATTAGTTTGTAAATTTTCTAATTTATCCAAAAAGTCTTGTTTAACTTTAGACATATATATCCTTATTTATTAGTCTGCTTTTTTCTTATTTCATATGGAAGTTCTACTTTTTCAGGCATATGTTTAGCAATAGCTATACATAATCCTATAAAAGCTCTTATTGGAAACATAATAGCTGTCCATATCCATTGAGCTAATACGTTCATTAACCAGTTTTGTAGTTTATTAAACATTTCTTACCTCTTTCTTATTTGTTATTATACACTTATTAATTGTTATAGCAAGACATTCGGCAGCACCTCATGTTTTTGCCCCACCCGAGTTCCGAAAAAATTCGAAACACGATAAAAAAATGCCCATGGCTCAGAGCCGAGCCACAGGCAAATTTATTAATGTTAGCTTACAAGCTTACGAGCTTCTGCTAACATCATATCTTTTTCAGCTTTATCAACATATATCTTGTCAGTAACTGAACCTCTTTTGGCAACAGGTATATAAGATTTACCAAAAATATGTTTGTACTTTTTCTCAAGAGTATCAACTATTAGCTGTGATCTTCTACAATTCAAAGTTTGCACTTTGTTTTTAAAGATTAATGATGCTAATTTACCTTTGGTAATTTCTGTACCAACATCATTATAAACAGCTTCTTTAGTTTCTTGTTTAGTTTTGTCTAAAGAAGAATTACACATTTCATTGTGTCTATAAAAACTGCCATAAATAGAATCAAAATTCCATTGTGCAATTCTAGACCAATCTTCATTGTCTATGAAAGGTGTAATAATGGTATCTATTAAAGTATTAATACCATTTACCATATTAGTTTCAGACTCATCTAAAACTAATTCCATATTAGCAAGTCTGCTATCTGGATCATCTCTGTAAGTTTCTTTTAATGTCGACATAATTTACTCCTTTGTGTTAGTTTCTTGGTTATTATTTAATTTATATACTGCGTATGCAATCAACCCAATAACCACAGGCGATAGCAGTATACTAAAAATGGCACCTATAAAATAACATGCCATAATTAATACTGAAATACCTACAACTTTTAACATGTTAGCTAACTTTGACATCGTTACCTCCATAAGTTGTAAGTTCTTGATCTATTAAATTCACCTCATCAGTATTACCTACCGACTCAGCTATATCTCTTTTAATAGCCAACTCCTCAACTCTTTTAATTTTATCTGAATCTTCTCTTATCTTAAAATAAGATATAAGATCAGATGCTCTATCAGATATATTCATAATTACCTCATTAGTTAATGTTAATAAAAACCCAATGTTTAACACATCGGGGTTACTCGAGCAGTCATCATGAGGCAAAGCTCAATTTGGACTGCCACAGAGTGACCCCTTTACGAAATTGTTCACAATTTTCGTTAAGGGTTTGCACCTTTAGTGTGCGTCACTCATGTGCTGTCGCAGTCAAATTGAGGCAAACTCATGATACAAGCGAGTAACTCCCCGTGTGTGTGAGGGGCCCATAGCGATACCGAGTAACACAGAAAAGCGTTCAAGCTTTTCGAGTAACGCAGGGGTTTCTCAGGCGAAGCCAATAGCGCAGGGTGATGCCTAGGTGTTGGTTCACCAACAGCCAGGCGAACCCTTAGCGAATATAGCAGCGACCTTCGGAGCTGCGTAAAGAGAAAATCGCGTATGGGATGAAAGGGTATCGCTTGTCGATACTCCCATTAAGCGAACGGAGTGAGCGCATACGACAGGGATCGTTACCCTTTGGGCGAAAACACCGAAGGTGGTTGAGGTGAGCAAAGCGAACTAGAGCCCGTTTGTCGCATATACTACATATAGACATGTGCGTAGCACAGAACACAAGAGAGGTAATATAATGCTTGACAAGGACAATGATAACCCTTACGAACAGTTAGGGGTAGAATAAAGAAAGCGTTATATGAGCGAACTAACAGAGAAACAGAAGAAGCTAGTAGATACCATCGTAACAACTGGATGTAGTATCAAGGATGCAGCTAAAACTGCAGGATATTCAAGTAAAGGAAGCGAAGAAGCAGGGAGAGTAAGTGCTTCTCGCACACTACGACTTCCAAAAGTACAAGCTTATATGCAACAAGCAATAGCTAGAACTCTTGGACTAGGCGCAGTGTCAGCGAGTAGGAAACTTATCGACCTGTCTTCAGGAGCTAGGTCAGAGTATGTTCAACTCGAAGCCTCGAGGGACATACTCGACAGAGTAGGACTGAGAGCTCCAGACAAGGTAGCACATAATATCCAAGGGGACATTAAGATTAACATCGACCTTACTTAAAAAGTGACGGTACAGAGTACCGACTTTGCCCCACTCGGAACGAGGGGGTGGGGGCAAAAACGCCATCGTCTAGATGACTAGTGGAGTTCCACACACAACAGAGTTGATTTTAAGCACACACTAAGGTATAGAAAGACAATGGCTAAAGCTAAATTCGATATCAATAAGATTGCCCATGTAACAAGGGCGAAGTACAAAAGGACTAGTATATCTAGTCGAAAGGCAAAGAAAAGTTCTATGAACAAGTCAAAGAAAAGAAGTTATAAAAAATATAATAGGCAAGGAAAGTAAGTGCGTTTTATTTTTTTTTAACAAAAGGTAAATTTTATTTATGGTAGCAAAAGTATATCAAAATGCAAAAGGTGGATTAAATGCTAGAGGTAGAGCATATTTTAAAAGAACTGAAGGTGCTAATCTAAAACCTCCAGTTAAATCTGGAACTAATCCAAGAAGGGTTTCATTTGCTGCTAGATTTGCAGGAATGAAAGGCGCAATGAAAGATAGCAAAGGCAAACCTACAAGAAAAGCCTTAGCATTAAAAGCTTGGGGCTTTGGCTCGGTAGCTGCTGCTAGAAATTTTGCAAATAAAAATAAAAAAGCTTAGGAGAAAGAAATGACTAAAAAAGGTTTGTATGCAAACATACATGCAAAAAGAGAAAGAATAAAATCTGGTTCTGGTGAAAGAATGAGAAAACCAGGATCAAAAGGTGCACCAACATCAAAAGCATTTAAGCAATCAGCAAAGACAGCAAAAAAGAAGTAGTGCGTTTTTAATCAAATTACTATTTGATAGACCTCATCTTTACACAACAATAAGAGGTAATATGAAATATGTAGTTCGAATATGGTTAAACGACACAATGAAAAAAGAAATTTACTTTGAAGCTAATAATGATATTATAGCAATGCAGAAAGCATCTGCTGCAATACCTGACGGATGCAGAGCAACATATGAGGAGATCAATGAAGAAACCTATAAACAAGAAACCAAAATCAAAACCGAAACCATCAACGAAGAAGACATCAACAACTTCTAAGAAGTATGGCTACTAAAGAAGAAAAAATTTGGATGGACAAAGTTGCCCAATTGGGTTGCTTTGTCTGTCAAGGTCAAGCAACTTTACATCATATTAGAAACAATGGTACAGGTAATGTTGGTATGGGTATGAGAAGCTCACACTTTGAAGTAATTCCATTATGCTATGAACATCATCAAGGTAATACTGGTATACATTTAGATAAAAAAAATTTTGAAAACAAATATGGCACAGAAAAACAAATACTAGATATTGTTAGAGAACGTGTTATTGAACAAGATGAGTTAAGCAGTATTAATTTTTTATGAGTTTTTTAAATAGTTTATCATTAAAAGATAGAAATAGATTAAGAGCAATAGTTAAAAAAACACATCTTAAACATTATCCTACACATATGATTACTAATTATGAAGCTGATAAATTAGTAGAAGCTTTTGGAGAAGAAACAATTTATAAACTTCTAAAAGCAAATGTAGGTACAAATGTCGATTAATTTTCAATATAAACCAGAAGGACAAATATTAAAAACTTTTATGAAGTCTGATGACTTCTTTAGAGGTTTAAGGGGCCCAGTAGGTTCTGGTAAATCTGTATCTTGTTGTATAGAAATATTTAGACGAGCTTTATTACAAAATAAAAATGAACAAGGAGTTCGTAAATCAAGATGGGCAGTTATAAGAAATACTAACCCACAATTAAAAACAACTACAATTAAAACTTGGTTAGATTGGTTTCCTGAAGATACTTGGGGAAACTTTGCTTGGTCAGTACCTTATACTCATAAAATAATAAAAGGTGATTTAGATTTAGAAGTTATATTTTTAGCTCTTGATAGACCAGAAGACGTAAAAAAATTATTATCTCTTGAGCTTACTGGTGTTTGGGTTAATGAAGCCAGAGAAATACCCAAATCAATTATAGATGCTTGTACTATGAGGGTAGGTCGTTATCCTTCTATGAGAGATGGTGGTGCTACATGGTATGGAGTTATAGCTGATACCAATGCACCAGAAGAAGATCATTGGTGGCCAATAATGGCAGGTGATGTTCCTGTACCAGATCATATTTCAAGAGATGAAGCTCTTATGTTAATTAAACCAGACAACTGGAGTTTTCATACACAACCACCTGCATTAATAGAAAAAAAAGATAAAGATGGATTTACAGAAGAATATATACCAAATGATAATGCTGAAAATAAAAAAAATTTAACACCTAAATATTATCCTAATATTATTAGAGGTAAAACAAAAGGATGGATTGATGTATATGTTTTAAATAAATTAGGATCTATTGAAGAAGGAAAACCTGTATATCCTAATTATAGACAAGAAATACATTTATCAATAGAAACATTAAAACCAAATATTAGTCAAACATTATTTATTGGTATTGACTTTGGATTAACACCTGCTGCTGTTTTTGGTCAAAAGACTACATTAGGTAGATGGAATATATTAAATGAACTTGTTTGTTTTGATATGGGTGTTATGAGATTTTCTGAATTACTTAGAGGTGAGATTGCAAAAAATTATAAAAACTTTGATGTGCAAATATTTGGAGATCCTGCTGGAGATTTTAGATCACAAACAGATGAAAGAACTCCTTTTTCTATTATGAGAAACTATGGATTAAAAGCTGTACCTGCACCATCTAATGATGTTGCTTTAAGAATAGATTCTGTTGATTCAGCTTTGCAAAGATTAATAGATGGTAAAGCAGGATTTGTAATTGATCCTCAATGTATTAATCTTAAAAAAGGATTTAATGGTGGTTATCATTATAGAAGACTTCAAACATCTGGAGATAGATATGATGAGAAACCTTTTAAAAATAGATACTCTCACGTTCATGATGCATTACAATATTTAATGATGGGTGCTGGTGAAGGTAGAACTTTATTAGCAGGTAGATCACAAAGTAAACCTGTAATTGCTAAAAAAGAATGGGATGTATTTGCTGGACAAAAAACACAAAAAAGAAAAGTATGGGATCTATTCAAGAGGAATGGTTAGTTTATTTCCATAGTGAAAGAACACAAAGATTTGCTAAATGGATATGGTGGTGGAAACCTCCACATGGATTTGGTCATTGTGGAGCCTTAAAATATATTGAACATTTAGATGTATGGGAACATTTAGAATTTACACATGCTGGAATTAGAACTTCTTTTTTAGATAAAGAGCAATCTAAGAACTTTTTTAGTTATTTATACCAATATGAAATACTTATATGCCCAGTTAAAAATGATTGGCATTTGTTTAGAATTAAAGAATTAAGCTGTGTTTCATTTGTTATGAGATTAATAGGATTTTATAGATGGTATATTATAACTCCATGGCAATTATATTGTGCGTTGCGTAAAGCAGGATATAAGCCATTTTGGAATAAATCTGATAAAAAGGAATTTCTATGAGCAATGATGGTGGTAATAAAGGCCCAAATAATGGCCCAGCAGGAATGACAGGAACTACTACTGTTGAAGGTAAAACTGTAAAACAGTATGGTACTAAAAAAGATGCTGAACAAACTAGATTAGAAAATTTTCAACAAGCCAAAAAAAATAAAACAAAAGAATTTATAAAAAAAGCACCTGTTTTTGTTGCTAAAATTCTTTCTCCTGTTTTTGAACATATATCAGGAGTTAATGCAACTTTTTTTACAAATAAAGTTTTAACATCAAGTAAAGCTAAAAAAAATATTGGTTATACTCAATCTGAATTTGCTGCTCTTACTTTAGAACAACAAAATAAAGTTTTTTCAGATTATATGAAAAATAGAATGACAGGTAAAACTGATGCATATGGTAGCGTGGTTACACGTGGTGATAGGGGTGGGCAAACTAAAACTGAAGCTCAAATAGAAGCTGAAAATGTTGCAGCACAAAAAGCTGCACAAGCAGAAGCAGATCAAGCTGCAGCAGAACAAGCTAATGCTTATAAGAAAAAAAGATTATCAATAACATCATCTAGATCTTTATTTGCAAAACCTGGTGGTGGAGGATTTTTTGACTAAATGACAAAAAAATGGATTCAACAAGCAATTAAAAAACCTGGAGCTTTAAGAGCAACTTTAAAAACTAAAGAAGGAAAAAATATTCCTAGAAAAAAATTAGTTAAAGCTGCTAAAGGTTCTGGTATAACTGCTAAAAGAGCTAGATTAGCATTAACATTAAGAAAATTTAAATAATGGATTATTTAGATAACTCTGAAATTAATTATGGAATAGAAGATAGAGCATCTGAAATTTTAAAAAAATATAAAGAAGCTCAAAACATAAAAGATTATTGGAAAGATAAATTTGAAGAAGCATATGAATATTGTCTTCCAAATAGAGAGTCATTTTATGAAGAAGCTCCTGGTCAAAAAAGAACAGATAAAATTTTTGACGAAACTGCTGTAGTTGGTGTACAAGAATTTGCATCTAGATTACAAGCAGGTATAACTCCTACATTTGCTAGATGGGCAGACTTTCAAGCTGGTTCAGAAATACCACAAGAATTAAAACCTAATATTAATTTACAATTAGATAAAATTACAGATTATGTTTTTCAATTATTACAACAATCAAATTTTAATCAAGAAA